GCGAAAATGTTAAATACTACTTTTACCGGTTTTATTTAAAGGTTGGTAGCGACATAAAGGAAACAGACCATGTCCCGCTTCAGGGAGCCCATTAACTTGACTACCAACTGAACGACGAATTGAGCCTCTTAATATGCAAACATAAATACTGTGACTATTGCCTATCACCTAAACCTGACGGTGAGGATGCCCAATGCCAGCTCATTTATCAACATCTTGGCTTCTCCTCTGTTCGCTATGTAAATAGCAAGAGCCCTCTTTGCTCCAATAAGTGCAGCAGCAGTAGAACTACTCTGTAATTTTCCGACAACAGTATCCAAGTACGATGCTATCGTCATATCCCACAAATGCTTACGCTTAAGCTCTGAGATGTTGGTATCAGCAGCGATCGTGTTAATGATGGCTTCATCCGATTCGTCGAAAGTCCCGCGATTCGCTTCTTTGATTAGCGCGTTCGTCGAGTTCCGAAGAATGAATGCTTTCGCCACATTAGCAAACCGTCTGACATTCAAGCATCTGTTAGCCGTTCGCATAGCCATTGGGTTACGCAAAATGCCTTCTGTAGACATGGGCCTTATGTCAGCGTTCAAGAATGAATTAGCAAACTGCCTATATCCTGGGAATTGTGCAACGATCATCTTCATTGCGGCAACGCCTGACTGGAGTGAGCTCAAACTCTCATTGGTTGAAAGTCCAAATAGTGTTGAGATGCCCAAACCTCCAAGCCCAATGGGTACGTGTAGAGCAAAGGCAATCCTATCCATGGATTCTTTGTCAACATGCTTTAATCCCCACCTTTTTAATGTCTTGTAAATCTCAATACAATAAGCAAAATATGCCATCATGTGATGAGTTCCACTCTGTATTGCACCACGTGTGGTAGCGGCGTGTGCCATCAGATCATCAGCCAAAGTAGGGACTGCACACTCTTGGTTCTTACCGATTCTAAGGAAGGCCTTCGCACCAGGTGTGACCTCGATTCCGTCATAGTAGACTCTGTTCAGATACTGACACATCACTTGGCTTACAAATGTTTTGTCCCAGCTGATGTTTTGCCCTGCAAACTTATACACTGCATCGATCACCCTTACTGCTTCCTTCAAGTGCATGTGGTCCTTGTCTCTCTTGATGTTTATCCTGAGGAGCCCATCGTCGATTAGAACTTCTAAGCCTGCAGCGCCTTCAGTCAAACCAAGTTCCTTGAGCTTGTATACAGCATAACCCATCAAGTCTATGTGAGCTGCAGTGTTCAATCTACCGTGGAATCCTTCGAGGTCATTACCCACCATTTTAAAAGTGTCAGCTAGCCCGAACTTATCAAATAATAGTGTAGTGTCATTGAAGATCCTTATTGTCGCATCAAACTCAGGTGTTGCAAAACAAGTTGACCAAGATTTCATTGCCCTTTCTTTGAACCTGGTGGATTGCATAGGGGAAAAGCCTTCGAGATCGAAAGACATCATGTACGTCTCATATCCAACAACAAACTCTGGGGTTGCAGCTAAAGTCGACATCCTACTGTCAAGATCCATTGTGCTCTTACCTTGGCTAGATCCGGGCTGCCTGGTAA